TGAAGAACGGCCTTTAGGAGGATGGATAGGTTTCCAGGAAGCTTATGGAACTATGTCTGGCAAGCAGCTCTGACTCTGGCGAGTAGAACGGCGTGTGATCTACGCAGGAAGTTTAGCCAAGAGGGGATGGCAATCGGGAAGTATGAAGAATGTTAATCTTGACCGAATATTGAAGGACTATGAAATATGCCGAGAAAGTGTTCTTTTCCACAAGATTAGACGCGTCTGCTTTTTGCAGCCGCGTTGCCAGTAGTCTATGTCATTTATGATTTAGATGAATTTATCCATCATTATTATATTTTTCTGGAACGTTCTTAAAATGATGGAAAAATTGAGATTTTACCTAAAAGTCTCGAATGCGTAAGTAATTATGCAGTCCAATTTGTGATCAAACATATTGAGCCCCTGGTTGGGTAATTACCAAGTATACTATCTAGGTGCATACTTAATGCTTTTAAGTAGTTGGTGTGAAAACTGACGACACGATGAGTACACTAAAACAATTCGTGAGTGCGTAGTAATACGACAATTCTATAATTATTCAGGAGATAAAATGCAGAAACAATACCTTAGGTACGTTAAAGGATCGAATTTATTGGTCAAACGTGATGCTGACTTGAGTAAGACAAGATTGGATTACTATCCTATAGAGTATAGCAACTATAAAGTTAACCGGTCACTTGACTATCAAATTGCTAAGGAATGTATGAAGATAATGTCAGATAGATCGATTTTGGTTCAACGCGTAATCGAGAATTGGGTAAGTTTGTTTGAGGAGATAGGCAGAGTAGATCTGTACAGCAAGATTCCATTCTTTGGTAGACTAAACTTCCTCAATAGAGTTAATCTTCCTCAGTGTGAGACAGGGGTACTGAAATTTGTAAAACAGGAATATCCCGAGTTTAGCTGGTTACCTGAAAATCTTGATTGTTCTGATTACAGGAAACAAGACCTATCAACTGTCCGAAATTTCTTTAGATCCTATGGATTTAGTCATAAAGTAGATCCTGCTATATTACTTGATGCAATTGAGGATACGCTCGATGAAATATGCTTACCTAGGAACTTAGAACTCAAATCATTCGATGAATTCATTCAAGATATGAACTCCCGTTCGTCGTCGGGTTATCCACTATTCTTAAGAAAAGGATCGGAAGAGGCAATATTGGAAGCTGAATCTGCAATGAGTATTTTGAGTGGTGAGACAGACGTATTGGATGCTTTGTTTTCAAAACCATCAGTTGTATTCCATAGGTTCACCCCAAAAATTAAAACGTCCGAGAAGAAAGTTCTAGTAAAGAGCAGGACTGTATTCGGTTATCCAATGTCACACATAGCTTTAGCTGATATGATTAACGGTAAAACAATTGATACCATAATGCATAATGAACCATTTTTAACAGGACTAACTAGACCTGAGCTAAGTAATAGAATTCGTGACTTTAGAACGCGATCTAACTTACGCTGTAATGGCATCCTTGCACTGGATATATCCCAGATGGATCAGAAATTACCTGCTGCTTTTCAGTTATTGACTCATGCTATCCTTATGTCTATACCTTCTGAAGATATTAATGCAGATCATCTGCGTAAATTACAAGTAGGAATGGCAGCATATGAGGTACATGGTCCAGTTATAGGTGCGGGAAATACTTGTTGGATGAATAATGGGGGTACCAAATCTGGAACAAAATATAATACGCTGACGAATTCAATAGCATTAACAGTTGCTTCATCGTTTACCTCTAGGCGTAATAGAACAACTATTAGTACGGAAATTTCCATAACTAACTCTGATGACCAATTAAAGTCTTTGAAGATGAATAATCCTTGTTGCGAACTCGAGAAGTCTATTGTAGTCAAAAGAGTCAAAGGAGATTATGAACTTCTAGGCCTTCGTATTAAAGATCCTGGATCACGCATTTCGTCACCATTTGAGTCTGTTGAGATAATGGGTTTTGATTGGGACATTCAGTATCGACCAAATAGACCGAAGTCTTGGGTTATACAGAAGATTTGCTATCCAGAGAAATTTAGAAACGAGAAATTTGACGATAGATATGTAACTCGATCCGCTTCTATTATGTTCCAAATCCATAATGGCTTAATGTTCTTTGAAAGGTTAGTTGTCAAAAAGATGGGTTACCTTCAGAAATTCATAAAGGAAAGAATAAATCCCGATATTCGCATATACCGTGCAAGGGAAGCACCACTTGAGCATTTAACCCTACCTCTTTCTGAATTAATTCAAAAGGGCTGGCGGATGTTTTAGCCATCTGTGTATATATTATACTATTATGCACATGTCTTCGGTTAGTTGGTAGAACTGAAGTGATCAGCTAATTAGCTGTTTTAGTTAATATGTAATTATTAGCTATCAAGTTAGGGTTATTCAATATTTATTGAACCTAATTCATTTGTCGTGAAAAGGATTTGATAGTTACCGGGCAAATTATTACGATTAACTATTTGGTAAACGCCTGTTTACAGTGCATTCAGCCATCACCAACGCAATTACCATGCGGTGGATCGAGAAGTGAAACAAGCTTAGACCGATAAGTCTATAAACTAATAATTATTTACAGGCAGTATCAATGGTTTTCGTTCATAATAAAAATTTTAAAAAGAGAGTGACTAAATCTGGATCAAACAAAGGGAGATTAGTAACTAATAATAAACAACTTGAATTAAAATTGTTTAGACGAAGATTACAACGTAGTTATTCTATAATTACTGGAGTCTCGGCAAGAAGTGAACAATTTGTATGTAATGTTCGTGTTAGCATGGATATTAATATACCTCTTTTAAAGACAGGTCTATTTAGATGTTTATCTCAAACACATAAAATAGATTTTAATGTTATTAGAAGTTTATGTCCTGAAGTTGGTTTAAAACCTGGCACGTCAAGATCGGACTTATTAACTGTAATGTCTTCTGTTATTGTACGTGAATTAATTAAATGTGCAACGTATTATCAGAATAATGTTACTACAGAAATTGATCATATTAGATATGGTTTAAGTGAGTCTAGGAGATTACCTATTCCATTTATTAAGTTTTTAAGTTTCATTGGCTTGCGAGACCAATACTTAAGCATACCTGATTCTAAGAATTTTGTTTTTATTACGAGAGGAGATGTTTCTATAACATCAGAGGATACAATTCAGTTAATTAATACTGAACTTGAGTTCTTTAGTTCTCTTGAAAAATTGGTATATATCTTTGATATAATTGAACCTTCTTTAAATACAAATTTTAATTTGTATGAGAATTTTCCAGTTATGGAGTCATTATTATCTTGCCAACATTCTGTTGAATCAAGAGAAATACTGATACAGCATTCAGATAGAATACCCACTGAGATAGAGGCATGTCAATCTTATATTTTAGGTCTAAAATACAATTTTGATGGTGTAAAACTTAATCATCTTGGTGATGAGATTTATACTGTTCCGATTGAGTTTGAACCACACCTAGGGTTTAAATTTTGGGAAGATATGTTGAGTATTAGTGATATTACTTCTGTTTCTAAACTCCAAAGCTTTGGTTCTGATTATAAAACGCTTTCTAATGTTGTTGTTAATACGCCTGAAATTATTTCAGATTCGAAGCCAAATGGTCAGGTTCGTGTTGAGACTAAAGCTGACGCTTCAGATCTAGGACCAGTTGACAAATAAGGCATGTGTGTAACTAGTAATAGTATATATACATTTATGGATTAAACATCCAAAAGGGGTTAAGGTGTCTTACAAGACTCAAATGCTTGAG